CCGCTGGTAATGTTCTGCATCTTCGCGAACGTCACAGCATCATTGGCAATCGTGGTGGTAATCGCCGTTGTGCCACTGCCGGTCACGTCACCCGATAGCGTCGTAGTTTGATTCGACCAAGACAGAGTACCAGTGCCATTGGTGGTCAGGAATTGGCCGTTTGATCCATCCGCACCAGGTAGAGCATAGAGCACTGATGCCGTGATCGAGTTGGGCGCAACAAATCCCGTGTAGTCATTATTGCCAGGTTCAAAGAGCGCGATCCGCCCTCCGTCACCCGTAGTCGTCCCACCCTGCACCGAAATGACACCATAGTAGCCCGCGCCCGTTGTGAGCGGCGCAACCGACACGCCCTGATTGAATTGCAACGTGAGCGCGGCAGTAAATCCCGATCCTTTGCCGCGCAGGATGAGCCCAATATCGGAATCTGTTCCGACGGGCTCAACGATCGGATCAGTACCTGTCGCAGAGTTCGTGATCTGAACATAGTTGACGCTAGACGCCACTTGCGCAAAACCAAGCGCGGCATTGTTCGGCGAGCTCGCCGTGTGGATGACTGCAATGCGCGGCGTCGTCAGGGTAGGTGACGTGCCGAAGACGAGAGACCCGGTGCCGGTCTCATCCGACACAGCAGCAGCGAGATTTGTGGATGTCGGCGCCTGCAACCAAGCCAGAACGTTGAGTCCGGGTGTGATCTGCTCAATGTCGCCCGGCGAAGGCGATGCGGTGGTTCGTCCAAGTAGGTTGCCGCTGGTAATGTTCTGCATTTTGGCAAACGTCACGGCATCATTGGCAATCGTCGTCGAGATTGTCGTCGTCCCGCTGCCGGTCACATCGCCTGACAGGGTAATCGTTTGGTTGCCCGTCAGATAGGACGCCGAATCCATCGCCCACGTCCCCGACGATTTGCGTAAAAGCCCATCCCCACTGAGTGCCGCAATCGCCGTCAGATCCGCATCGAGCGGCTGATAGATGCTCGTCAGGCTTGGAATGTCCGTGGCCACCAAGGCCCGGAAGGTAGGCGTGCCTGACGTCGTGGCAGGCGAAGCCAAAACCAAGCCGGCGTTCTGACTCGCAAAATCAAGCGCCCCACCCGAGAGAGACAAGATCGAACTCACCGTCAACTCTTGCGTTGTGCCTGATGTCCCTGCCGCGCGTCCCAACAATCGCTGATCTGTGATGTTCTGGATCTTTGCCAGCGTCACAGCCGTGTTGTCGATCGTCCAGGTGGCGCCGGATCCGCTGACTGTGATGTCGCCCTTGTCGCCATCCGTCACACCCGCACCACCGCCGGCAGTCCACGACAGCACGCCAGAGCCATTCGTCGAGAGCACCTGTCCGCTCGTCCCATCCGCGGCAGGCAGGACATAGAAGACGCTTGCAGCAAGACTGTCCGGCGCGCGGAATCCAATCTCGTTGGTCCCGTTGGTACGAATGAGCAGCTGTCCACCCGCGGACGTGCCTGATCCACCAAGGATTGTCAGGACGCCCGACACGGTCGAGTCGAGCGGCTTGACACCGAATCCTGCCGTCGTAACAACGATGTTGCCTGTGCCCTTCGATTTGAGCTCGAAGTTGATGTCGGCGCCCGTTCCGATCGTCTCAAGTATCGGTCCGAGTCCGGCCCCTGTCGCCGCGTTGGTGAGCTGCAGGTAGTTGGCTGAATTGGCTGCCTGCACAAACGACAGTACCGCGCGGAATGGCGTGGTTGCCGCGCGAATCTCGCCAATGCGGGGCGTGATGATCGTCGGTGTCGTCTGCAGAACAACCGAGCCAGATCCGGTTATGGTCGCAAGATCTGTGAGAGACAAGACGCGAAAGCTGGGCGGCCCTGCAGTAGCAGCCGGGGCGGCAAGGACGCTACCGGCCGGCTGGAAGCCAAATGTCGCCACCTCAGAGAACCAAGACTCACCCGCCAAGAGCGAGAACTTCGCGATGGTCCGCGCCGTCCCGTTGTCATCGTAGAAGAGCGTCACAACGCGCGTCGAGCTGGCGTGTGCATTGTAGAACGTGAGCGACTGCACGAGTCGACGTGTCGAAGCGGCAGGCGCGCCCACGATCGTCACCGCAGATGTCCCGTTGCTCAGACCGCGCGATGATCCTTGCGTGAAAGCGGTGTCTGTCGAGTCGGCCCAGGCTGCCGTGTACTGCACATCTGAGCCCGCGGTATCGATCGAAAACTGGATGGTTCGATTGGTGGCATCAAGGATCGTTGCGCCCTTCTCTTCGGTGCTGGCTGTTTCGCTGTACCAGGACTGCCCTGCTTGCAGCGTGAACTTGGCAATCGTGTACGCTGTCCCGTTGTCGTCGTAGTAGAAGGTGACGGTGCGCGGATCCGTGGCGTTGGCGTTGTAGAACGAGATAGCCTTGACGACGCGTCGTGTCGATGCGACAGGCGCAGGGACAACATCCACCGCCGTCGAGCCGTTGCTCACACCCTGCGATGATCCCTTGGTAAACGTGGTGCTCGTCGAATCGGCATAGGTGGCAACGAACTGCACGTCCGCACCGGCGCCGGCATCGATGGTGATCCTCAGAGCCCTGGTTGTCGCATCAAGTACAAACGTCATAGAGCCTCAGTTGATGAACCACGCAAACGCGCTGGCGATTGTCTGCTGTGAAGATGTCGTCGGCGTGAACGTGGCGCTCGTCGCCGGGCCTGCTTGGTTGTTGGACGATGTAGGCGTCACCCGGAAGAGCACGCTGTTGAGCGACGTGACACCCGCTACTTCAAATGTGCCGGTATTGTTGGCATCCGGCGTGACGATGATTCCCGTGTCGACGTAGCTTGATCCCGTCCCTGTTCGATCGATCTCGATCTTCGCCGTCTGACCGCTGACGTTGCTGCCGAACGTAAACGTCCCACGCACCACGCCATTCTGCGGACTGGTCAACGTCAGCGACGTCACCGCGGCAGGCGTGGCCGAGATCCACCCGACGCCACTCGACAGCACAACCGTCTTCGGCGTCGCGACAAGCTCGAACTCAGCATCAGTATAGAGCCGGCCCGTGATGCGCACGCGATGATTCGCCGTGACCTGCAGCTCTTCGACCCTGAAGAGCGCGTTGCGGTTGTTGGGCATATTGTCGTGGTTGACGGCGATGACATCACCCTCTTCCAAGAGCAGCGCTTGACCCGTCGTCTCGAACGAGCAAAAGAAGTCGCCATCGCGATACTTGGCCCGTGCATTGCGCACCAACCGATCCGCCTGATGGTAGTTGTCAACGCACGCGCCCGAGATCTCCATCTTGTTGACCCGGTTGACCTGCTCTTGGTGCGCAAAGTCGTTCTCTCGCACCTCGGTCTGCTGGAAGTCCTGCACAGCGTCGGTGAACTGCATCACGAATTGGTTGTACGAGCTTTGCTTCGACGCCAATTGCCACCGGAACGTGTCCTTGAGGATGTTGGCGCGAGACAGCGCACCGAACGCGCTCGACGCGAATGGCATCGCGATCTGATACCACCGATCGCCAGAACTGCGCGCCGTTGTCAATCCGCTTGCCAGCGTGAGCGTCCCCAGCTTCGATCGTAGCAAGACCTGTGTGGGCAGATCCTTCGACCACGTGGCCATCACATACTTGTTGAGCGTGGTGTTGGCGTTGATCCTCGTGGCGAGCATCGCCGCGATCGTGCCCGTCGTGTCTGTCCCCACGGCCGTGTGCGTGATCGCCGTGCCGTCAATGGTGATCGTCGACGTGACGGCCGATCCGATCGTCACGGTCGCTTGCGCCTGCTTCTCGGTGTCACCGCCCGCGAACGTCGAGCCGCTCGCCGTAGCACCGCCACTCGCCGAGAGCGTGATCGAGTTGCCGGCCGTCGAGTACTGGATATTCGTGATCTGCCGCGTCTCAGATGTCGATGTCCCATAGCCGATCAGCGCATAGTAGATCGGCAGGTTTTGCTGCTTGAGCGTGTAGACATCCTGCACGGCGATCGACGTCGCGCCGGCGCTGGCATTGGCCGTGAGCGTCCCGCCGTGGATCGGCTTCTCTGTGCGGATCTGCAAGCGCCCGTCCGCACCCGTGATCAGGTAGCCACGGAAGGATGGCAACAGATGCTTGAAGATGAAGTCCGTCACCCGCATCGGTTCGCGCAGATGCCAGTTCGACGTGTAGCGCTTGCGATACCACGTGCTTGGCGTTGGATCTGCTGGCGGTGCTTCGTCGGAATAGGTGTTATAGGTGGCTTCTTGCTCTGCCGGGTATGTCGTGGTCAGGCCCAACACCCACCGGTAGAACGCTGTGTCGAGAATGCCGGTCGAGCGATACCGCTTGAAGTCGGTGCCCGCTGTGCCCGATGCCGTCGACACGTAGAGATCTTCGCCGCCCGTCTGATCGATCAGCGGTTCCCGGCAATAGTTAGACGTCTCGGCTGCTACCTCGTTGTTGATCCACGCCGTCGAGTAGTTGAGCCCGCGCTCATCCGTCAGCAGGTACCGCAGATGCTCAACCGGATTGTCAGACCATTCGGTATCTGAGAAGCACGACTCGTCGAAGACCGGGATCTTGTTCCAGAGGATCAGCGCGGCAAGCGTCGGCGCCGGATCGCCCGTGTCCGGATTCTCGCCCTTGATGGTGGCCTCGGTATAGGCCCGGCGCGAGTAATAGGCATAGCCCAGGAAGTCTGAGTCGGATTCCTGATCGACGTTGTAGCCGAACTCACCGAGATGGGTCGCTTGGAACTGGAACGTGGTCGCCCACCCGGCAGTGACGTTGCGGTAGTTGAGGATCTTCGTTACCGGCCCTTCGCCGACGATCCAATGGCCATAGAGGAATTGCCCGGTGTCAGCCGACAACACCGGGATCAGGTCGACCTGCGTGCGTCCGAGGCCAAGCGGCACGGATTTGCCCATCGGCGAGTTGTCCTGGCTTGTCCATTGCTTCCACTGCGGCCCTCGTAGCAGCGTTCCCTTCTTGAGCTTGAAGTTGCCTGTGACCTGATTGAACCGGAAGCCCTGAAATGCCTTGGTATTCGAGTACTCGGTACACTGTGCCCAGGATTTGTTGCACGTGGTAGCCGCTTGGTATGCCGCGCTCTTGCTGCCGAGGGCTTGTCCGGCAAGACACTCGTTGCTCTTGAACTTGAGCGGGCATCGCGGCGAGAACTGCCGCCACGGAACGTCGTTCTCGATGGAACCAAGATCCTGCTGCGCTTGGATTGTCACGGTGGCATTGTCGACTTCCGTCGCCCGATCGCATCGGCCCACGAAGAGCACCACCGAATCACTCGACACGGAACGCGAGATCATTCGAATGACGAGCCGATACCCTTCGAGATCCGTCGTCGTCAACCACGTGGCCAACGTCCGATCGACGTTTGACATCGTCACCGTCACCCGATTGAATCGACCATCGACGAAGCGCGAGACGTCCTGCCGGCTGATCGCCTGCCGATCGTACTTCCACCCGTACCAGAGCGTCTCAGTCGTGGCGAAGCGCTTGACCGCATTGCCGGGCGTGAGCTGTGTCTCGGTGGGCGCGTAGAACTCGAAGAGA